TATAATTTTTATAAAATAATCATCATCTATCTTATGGTAATTTACATTATATTTGGTTATTATATGGTTATTATTTTGAGGTAATCATGAAAGCCAAACTTACCACCACTAAAATTGATAAACTAGAACCATCAGAAAAACAATACCTCGTTTGGGATTGCAAATACACGGGACTAGGTGTATTAGTATCACCCAAAGGTAGGAAATCATTTGTCTATCAAGGGCGTATTGGCGGAAAACAAAAACGCATCACTCTTGGCAAATATCCTTTAATGAGCTATCAAGATGCTATTAACAAAGCAAGTGAGATCAGTAAACAAATGATTTCAGGGATTGACCCAAATCGTCAAAAAGAGGAGCAAATTGCCAAAAATGAGGAATATAAACAAGTAAAAATCCGCCGCAGCATTACATTTGGGCAAGCCTTTATTGATTATTTTAACACAAAAAAGGGCGGCTGGTCGAAAAACTACATTAAAGACCACATAGACAGTGCTAAGCCTTATTTGTCTGATAGACCCTATAACAATGGGTGTTTAGCGTACATTTGGCATACACCGCTGGCTGAGCTTACACCCGAATTCGTGGAACAGTGGATAGTCCACGAAAACAGAACACGCAAAACACGCATGGCGATGGCATACCGTATTTATAGAGCCTTTTGTAACTGGGCAAATGAACGACAAGTCTATACAGGGATTATCCCAGATAAATCCGCCACTGCCAAAATCGTATCAAGCACTGTAGCAAAAACAGGTAGGCACAAGCAAAGTTTGCAACGCTCTCAGCTCCCCATTTGGTTTGAAGCGATTAAGCAAATAGACAATGTTCACGCAACCGCCTTAATCTGTATGTTGCTTAACGGCTCACGACCTAACGAAATGCTATCTTTAACGTGGCAAAATGTTGATCTTAAATGGAAAACAATCACTATTATTGACAAGGTGGACCAATGGGAGCGGATAATCCCGCTCACGTCTTACACCGAATTTTTGCTAAAACAACTGCCAAGACGTGGCGATTATATCTTTATGACTGATAAATCCGCCACGCATACCGAGATTGGTAAAGCATATCGCAATGCTGTGAGGCAAGCAGGATTGCCAAGTCTGCCACCTAAAGCCATGCGAAAATCATTTAGCAATCTGTCAGAATGGGTTTCTGTACCATACGGCATTGTTAAACAAATCATGGGACATCGCCCATCCGCCACAGATGAAAAGCACTATAAAGACCGTCCTATCGATTTATTAAGACATTGGCACACGATTATTGAGCAGTTTATTTTATGTGAAGCAGGTGTGGATTTGACAAAAGTTTATCCAAATTTTGATGAGAAAATCTTAAAACAGTATATTGTAGGACACAATCTGCCTTAAAGAATACTGCCGACATCCACCGTTTGGTCTGGCTTTGTTAGCTCTCATTCCCACTCACACGCCCATCACTTGTTAAAACAGGCAAATTGTAACGTTCAGCTGCAGGCAAATTTTGCGTACCGCACCAGCGATAAGCCAAAACACGGCTTTTGCTAAATGGCTTGATATTGACCGCATCGCCTTGGTTGCCGCCCAATATCATTAGATTACCAAATTTGTCTTTGCCGACCACAAAGCCAACATGACCACTAGCGCTTTTTGGACTGCCACGCCAAAAGACGACCACGCACCCATATGCAGGATTATTTAACTTTGTACCAGCATTTACCCAAGCGCGTGCCATGGCAAAACTTTTCGGGATATGCTGACCCAGTCCAGATTTCGCCAGCACACCACCAACAAAACCACCGCACCATGGCGTTTCATCATTTGTAAACACGGCAGGCATTGGTTGTTTAGTCGCTTCAAAAGCAAGCTTCCACAACTGCACAATGATTGGATTATGCTTTGTGCCGTTAATTTCTTTTTGCCCAATGTATTCACGGGCAATTTTTAGCCAGTTTAGTTCAATCGTCATTTTTGACCTCCAGTAAATTTATCGATTTTGTTATTTGCAAATTTAATCATCTTGTCCACAGCATTACCGCCCATATGCCCGCTAAGTGCAACCCATACGGCGGTTAGCACTTCCTCTGTCTGCCAATGCCGACAAATTAAAAAAGTAATGAGTCCAGCAAATAAAGACAACACCAGCTCGCCTAGCAGGCTTAAAAAGATTTTGCCTAAAGGTTTTGGCGTGGTTGCATTGTTAAGACGCGTAATAAATGCCGCTAAACCGCCAATGAGTGATAAAAACAGCACCCAGGGCAGTACAACGATGAGTTTTAAAAGTTCTGATTCGTTCATTCTTTCTCCAAAAAATAAAAAATCCTCACCAAGTGGTAAGGATTTTAAGTTATATATTGATATTAATAAGTAGCTAACATACAACAATTAAATCCATAAAATTCTTCATTATGTGTTGAATATCTTGTGATAAATTCAGGTAAATGACTAATATACTTTTTATCAATTCCATCTAACACTCTAATTGCTTCTCCTAATCCACCTTTTTTATCAAACATAAAGAGTGATGGATTTCTTTTTTTATCCTGTAACATAAATACAGGTATATCAGGATTTCCCATATCCGCATAATACCCAAAAGGAAAAAAGATTTTACAAATAATAATAGTACGATAGTTATCGGCATTTTCGAACATATCTTTTGGAAATGTTAATGTTGGTAAATCTGAATCATATATTAACTCTCCATCTTTATTAAAGATTTCTAATCCTAGTCCAGTTTGTCTACTTGGCGGATTAGTGTCAAAAAATAATACTTTAAACGGTTCTTTAGTACATACATCAAATAATAAATCTGCATTGGTTTTATTACGATTGTATTGTGGGTAGTACTTTAAAAATAGTTCTTTATGGATTGCAATAAACACTCTTGCAATACGTTTATTACCTTGTTTAAATGATAACTGTGCATAACCAACACCATATTTAAAACTAATACCTACAATAGGGTATTTAACAAAGTCAGGTATAGGTATATCCCAAACAAAACCAAATCTATTATCAGAACCAAATGATATTTCAGATTGGAATGTAAAATCATCTAATCTTGAAGTTCTATCAGGTGGTTTAAGAATATGGGTATGTACTAAACCAACATTAAAAGCATTCTCATCAATGATAAAACCATACTTACCTTGTATTTCAAACATATCTAATTACCTTGTTAATGGGTTGTTAAATTCTACTAATACAGCAGAGTCTGAAAACCTTAAAAATTGTTGCAATAACGCGTTATGGGTATATATATAAGTATTACGGTCTTTATCTAAATCCACATAAGACGATATTAATAAATATCTAGCCTTTTCTGGATTATCAGTTAAAAACTGTATTAAATCTTTTTTATTTGTAAAAGTTTTAGTAATTCTTAATACAGACTCATTCATACCTAAGATTTGGTTACCTTTATCGTCAAATACTTCTAACCCAACAGACATTTATTACTCTCCTCACCATAAACCTAAACGCACACGTAGTGTATTATTGGCGTCATAAACTAGTAATACTGTATCTTTAATCTCAAGTCTTGCTCCACGCTCTGCTGACTTGAAGTGTCCAATGTTGGCAGACAGGGCTGATAAGTTACCAATACTTGCCTTGTCAATATGAGCCAGCTTAATACTGGCATTGGCAATACTAGCGCTGTTTAGCCACGCTCCCGCTGGATAGCTTACGCCATCAATGGTCGTGGTGCGAGTAGTGAATACAAACGGCTTTTTGGCACTTGTCGTCGCTCCAAAGTAGATTTGGTCAGCATTGACGCCAAAGCGACTCGTAACACGCCCATTTTGTAGCTCACTCATCAAGCCATAACCACTGATAAAGCCATTATTGTCCACGGTTACCGCTTTGATGGCTTTTACACCATTAACCGACTGCTCCACATTGCGAATGCTTGTAGTTTGTCCGTTTAGGGTGGTTTGCAACTGACTGACTTTATTGGCTTCTGCGGTGATTTTGCCGTTCACCTGTGTGACACGAGTGTTAAGCTCATTCAATGCCGCTGCACTGGCTTTGTCATTCAGCTCACTACCTGTCGCCACCTTTTCCCACGCTGACCAGTTACCGTTATGGCGTTGGCGTACCCATTGATTTTTTGCGTTGTTGTCTTGTCTGACAGTCTGCATAATAATCCATTGGTCGTTAGATGTTTCCACATCCACAAACAGCCAATTAGTCGCAGGAGCGTTAGGGTTATTACCAGCCTTGATGAAATACTGCCCTTGTGTAGTTAGCGTGTTTAGGTCGGTAACAGCATTGATCTCTTGGCGTTTAAGGCTTGCTTCAAATCGCTCTACACGCCCACCGATGGCTTGATCGGTTTGGGCTTTGGTGTAGTAATTGTTCAAGGCCGTGGCGTTTGCTTTCGTGCCCATACCGCTTTCAAGCTGTGATAGCTTTTGTGTAGTGGCGGTGTCTTTGGTGGCTTGCGCCTGTTTAAATTCGTTCAAACTCGCATTGGTGGCATAAGGCGTTAAATCAACATTAACATCCTCTGGTGCTGGTGTCCAGTCTGTAACATGTAAACCAAACTCTAATTTAGGTTGTTTAAACTCATATACGCTATTATCGTACCATTCAAATCTTACAAAAAGGTACTTCAAATCATCTGCGGCGATTGTACCTTTGACAACATAACGCACCCAATTATTTGTAGGTGTTACATTATCACCAACTAAATGGTCTATAAATCCATTAGTAATACCTTTACGCAAAGCTAAATTGATTGGATTATTAGCACCTGATACACGGCGAATATGCACAGATAAAGTAAAATTGTTATCTGTTTGTAGTAATTCTTGAGCTTTGTTTAAATTAATGTCATAACCAAGATGTTTCCAGCCATTATTTTTACCAGCAATAACCGCTATACCATTATTGACTGTCATTGTAGTTTGACCATTAAAGCTAGCAACTCGCCATAACCGATTAAGTTTATCTGTATGCAGTAATAAATTTCTACCACCAAGTTTTAAATTGTCAAATCTTGCATTCAGCTGATTTTGAGCGGTTACCAATGCTTGATTTGTATCAGCGGTTGTGCGTTCAAGGCTTGCGATTTTGCTTTCCGATGCGCCAACTCGTCCATCAATGCCATTTACCGTGCTTTCAAGCGTGCGTAGGGCTTGGGCGTTGGCTTTATCAGCGTCTGCTCGTGCGGTTTCTTCTCGTGCTACTCGTGCAGTCATATCTGTGTCTGCTTTTTTGTAAGCAGCATCCAACGCAGTAATACGACTTGCCAATGAGCTATCGCCGTCCGCCCTTGCTTTTTGTTCTGCTATGATTGCTGTGTTTGCGGTATTGGCTTTGCCTAGTGCGTCATCAGCCGTACGTTTTGCTGCGTCCGCTTTATTGTTAGCAGTGGTAAAATTAGCCGTTAAATTGCTAATCTGGTTTGCTACTGCCACATCTTTATCGCTTAAGGTTTTGATTTGATTGGCAATATTTGCTTTGTTGCCGTTGTAATCCGATTGCAGAGTGTCAATGCGCTGCCCTAAAGCACTGTCAGCACTTGTGCGAGCGGTGATTTCGCTGTCAATTTTTGCATTTGCTTGCGTATCCGCCTGTCTATAAGCGGTTTCCACCGAGTCAATACGATGAGCAAGAGCTGAGTCGCTGTCCGCTACTGTTTGACGTAAGGTCTGCATATCTGCTGAGCTTGCTTTGGTGCTTAATTCCGCCCCTGTTGCCATTTTTTCCCATGCCGTCCATGTTGTGCCAGCACGGGTTCGGCGGTAGGTGGTATTGGGGGTATTATCCGCCCATGCCGTCTGTGTGATACGGTCAGAGCGTGGCACATCAACTATCAGATACACCCACGCATTAACAGGGCTGTTTCTTGCCCCTGTAATAAAGTAATTTCCTTGTGCGGTCAATGTGTTTAGGTCGGTGGCGGTAGTGAGCGTTTGCCAACCAAATTTACTGTTCATCCGCTCAATAGTAGTGGCTTGCCCTGCCTGTGTCTGCCTAATCGCCGTAATGTCGCTTGTCGCTTTATCCGCCACAGTTTTAAGCTGGCTGTATTTTTGAGCAAGTTCACCTGTCGTTACCCCAAGCTCACGGATTGATGATGTATGATTACCCATAGTTTGTACAAGATTGGCGATTTCTTGGGTTTTGGCATTGTTTGCATTTTGCAAAGCAGTAATATCACGAATTGCTGATGTGATGCGGTTACGCTCGGTGGTGATGTTGGCAACTGCTGTTTGTAGAGTGCTTTGGGCAGTCTGTAAATGACGCTCAGTGGTGGCAATCTTAGTATTTAGCGTGGGTAGCTGTCCATTGATGGCACTGATGGCACTTTGCAGACTTGGAATTTGCCCTTTGATACCGTTTAATCCACTCTCAATACCACCAATTTTAGCTATCGGGGTACGTAAAGATTGGTCAAGATGACTATCACGGATTTGACCAGATATAATGTCAAGCACTTTGTCAGCTCTGGCATCTGTTGTGCCAGACACCCATGCCGTCCAGTCTGACTGATTGCCCAATTTATCTACAATTCTTGCCCGGTAAAATTGGGTTAAATTGCCTTGCAGTCCCGTAATTTCGTGCTTACTAGTGGGATAGGCAAATGTGCCAAGGCTTGTGATGTTACTTCTGCCATCTGGCGAGACTTGGATTTCGGTAAAATTGGTGTCGTCTGAACCATTGGCAAAACTCCACGCCACATCCATACCAAACAGCTTGCCTGTCGCACGAATGAACGCAGGGCGGTTAGGCTTGCCGACTTTGCCTTGGATTTGCGTCAAGGCTGAATGTATGGCAAGGCTTGCTTGCCCAAAAGCACTAATGGCAGTCACTCTTGCTTCGTATTGCCCAGCGTACACGCCAGCAATCTCAATGCTGTTTGTGCCTGTTGGTGGCAGGGTTTGCCAGTTGCCATTGTCTTTTCGCCATTCAGCCGTATATTTGACCGCACCAGCCACTTGTTCCCAGCTGATGATAAGGGTAGTAATGCTTACACCTTGATTGACTGTGTGATAGCTTGATAAATTGACCGCCTTGGCTGGAGCTTGCACCGTCGGATTGATGACGCTGATGGGTCGCTCATCAATGTATGCTCCTGTGTCAATAGCATCATATTTGGCAGGGTTGTATTGTACGGCAGTGATGGTAAACTGGTGGTTTTCGTCCGCTGTTACCGACAAAACTCTAAATTTCATCGTGGCTAAATCGGTGCTATTCAGCACCCACACGTTTTCTACACTAATATTATCAAACGGCTTAGTAACAGTGACTTTATCGCCAGCCACAGATTCAATCTGTCGTCTTTGGCTTACCCCATCATCGCCATTGATGACCAGTGTGTCGCCTGCTTTGGCGGTGATGGCACGGTCTAGGGTAATAACGGTCTTTTTGTCATTGATAGCAAGCACACGTCCGCCCGTGGCGCGCCCTGCAAACAGCTCATCACTAATCTCAATCACTTTGGCAGGGGCAGGGATATAGCCGTCCAAACCGACCTTAAATGTTACCATGCGAGTTTCAAGCTGTTCAGACTTTAACGCCCATAGCCCCGCACGCTGGGCTTGCCCTTTGGATGTACAGCCCCATGCCGAGATGTCAGCAACACGCACGCCGAATTTGGCAATGGCTTTTTCATCGCGGACAAATTCATATTCGGTCTTAAAATGATTGGCAGGATTATCCCAAGCGACCTTAGCGACCGTGTGGCGGTCTCTTGCTCGTGTGCCTGTGTACTCAAACATGCCATCAATGACATTGGCACGACTGAATGAATACATACTGTCTTGGGGTATATCAGCGTCTAGGACAATACTTGTGCCGTCCCAGTAGCTAATCGCACGAAATACGCCAGCCAATTTTGATAAGATTTCAAATGCCCCTTCAGCAGACTGAATATAGATATTGACAGTAAAGCGTGGCTCAGTACCACCCATACCGTCATCTACCATCTGGTCGCAATACTGGGCGAGACGGTACAAGCTCCATTTGTCAATCATATATTCTTTAAGCCGTCCGCCCAAGCCGTAGCGAGTGGCGGTGCATAGGTCGTAATACACCCACGCAGGGTTATTGCTATATGCCAGCTTAAATTGTCCGTCCCACATTCCTGTGTAAGTGCGTGCCACAGGGTCATAATTGCTTGGTACTTTAATGATTAAGCCCTTGCACCGAGCCGACATTTTGGCGACATTGCTAAAACTTTCGGCATCGTAACGTAGCCCCAGCAGAGCAGTGTTTGGATAGCGTAATTTTAGGTCAATGACTTCAGTGATTGCCGAGATGTACATTTTATCACTGACAAAATCGCTCGTTCTGTTTGGGGTCAGTCGTCTAACACGTACCTGCCAGCCTTGTGTAGCGGTTGGCAAATCAATACGATGTGAGCGTTCATAAGCGTCTGATGTCTTGGCATTGATGGCGGTGCTTAACATTTCCACCCAGCCGCCATTGTCGGTTTTAACATCAATGGCATAGTCAATTTTTATGCCATTAACATCACCATTTTCGGTATTTTGTGAGCGTAATGCACCCCATTTTAGACGCACACGCACCGCATCCAAATCAAGATTGTTAAATGATTTGACCCACGGTGTGCCGTGTTTTAACTCGATATTAACCGCTGTTTCGCTTGCCACATCAGCAAAGCCATCAATATAAGTTTGGTCGTTCGTGCCTGAGCGAAAATCCACTTTAACATTGGGAAAATTAAACTCGCCATTGTCATTTTGTAAGGGTGTATCGTCCAAGTACACCGATTTATAGCCATTGGCAAGCCCTGCAATCTCGCCTTCACCCAGTCCGTAGAGTATTTTGATGTAAGTTTTGGATTGAGCCGAGTCGGGGGCGATGACGGGCTGTCGTTGTTTGCCACCGCCTTTTTTAGCGCCATGAATATTTTTCATTTTTTACCCCAATAAAATCACAACATATCTTCGGTTAGCTGACTTGCTGACAAAATAAATCCGCCGATTTCTCGCTCGCCATACAAAATCGGAACAGGGTTACCTTGAGCAATAGTCGTTACTGCACCACCAAAGCCTTTATTTGCCTTGTTTCCGTCTTGGTTTTGGTCTTGGGTGTCTATTTTTGGCATCATCATTTGAGAAATACCACCAACTATCAAACCAATCCCTGCACCAATCAAACCCACTCCAATAGGTGCTGCCAAACCAAAGCTCATTTTAGATACCACAACTCCAGCCACCACCATCACTGCTCCCAAAATAGTTTGCAGTAGTCCGCTCTTTTTTGAGCCTTCCACAATTGGCACGATACGAATCACTTTGGCGGTGTGGCTCATGTCAAGCTCACGCTCGCCCACGTTATACTTATCATGATAAACAGCAAAGCGTAGCCCATGCTTGTGGGCGTTCATCATAAACTCTTCAAACCCAGCCAACTGCACACACAAGGCACGCATGGCTTCTTTGGTGCTGTTTACGGATAATCTAAAAGATTTGCCGAATTTTTTGGCTAAAATGCCGTGTAAAATGATGGTTTTCATGATTACTCCTGCATTGACCAATGACGCACCGCCAGCACCGTCCTATCCGCCCACCCCTTGCCATATATCTCACGTACGCTTTGCCGTCCGTAGGGGTGGTGTAGGATTAGGGTATTGCCCACGCATGGCGGTGTGGTTTCGCTTTTTAGCACACCGTTATCGCCCAGCCAAATCAAGGCATGATTGACATGATGGGTGCGTCCAACTCGGCATAATAAAATATCGCCATATTGTAGGTTATCTTTATCTACTTCAAAAAAGCCTGCTGTTTTAAAGTTGTTTTCGTACAGTGGTTCATGGCTTTCATCTTCCCACCAAGCGTCTGTTCGTTCAAAGTCTGGCAGTTCAATATCAAGCTCACGAGCATAAAAATCACGCACAACGGCATAACAATCTTGCACACCGTGGATATAATTTCGCCCCAAAATTGGCGGTCTATATCCGCACGGCTCATACACGCCAAAGGTAGGCTCATCACCGTATTCTTGCTTGGACACTGCCACGATGACCCACGGCACGCCATGTAGTTCAATCTGTAATTTATCCAAATCAGACGGTAACACCCCGCCGTCAGGGTGGCTATGGACGATGGCTTGTATTTCGCCTATACTTTCCGCTTTTGCAAAATCTTTGGGGCAAAGGATAAATTGTTCATTATCGTGGGCGGTGTTGGTGCAAGGGATGTATTTTTTATTCACAATCACACCGCAGCACTCAGCAGGGTAGCAATCAAAGGCGTGGGCGATGATGTCGGATTTTAACGATTTGATGAGTTTCATTTATTTAAACCAACTTTAATCTAACTTAATACGATGATTGGTAAGGCGTGCGTTTTGGGTTAAGGATTGATATGTCTGTGCTTTTTGGTTGTTAAATTCGTCTTGTGCCTTGATAAGTTCACAAATTAACCATTTATAAATAATTTTATACATTTTGTTAATCCTAATTGATTTAACCAATCAAACTACTGGCAGGGCAACCGCCAAAGGGTAAGGGTTTATTTTTACCAAATCGGCACACACATGACTTCATACGCCCACCGCATTTATCCATAACGGGGTTGTTGGTGGGCTTGTCATGTTCATCAAACATTGCCGCACCTGTATAGCCACACGCCTCACTTCGATACAGCCCCTGAACCGCCAAATAACAGTAATTGTTAATCTCACGCACAGGGATTTTTAAACCCTCCAAATCAATCGGATTGGACAACTCAAAGGTTACTTGCTGGGCGTTTTCGCTCGTTTTTTGCTCCACAAACCAAATCTGCTCTTTACACTCATCGGAAGCGGTGGGGTTGCCACCGTCAAAATTAACAGCGTCCAAGTATTTGGCAAGAGTGGTAATGACGGTCAATTTGGCATTGGCAAAGTCGCTAAACTGCAAACAATACGCCGACACCGCACCCTGCACCCCTGCGATGTTATTGGCAATGGTCAGCGTGGGCGTAGATGCCTTGCCGTCTGACCGCATCTCAAGCCCTGTAACTGTTAGGGCTTGTGGACTATATTCTTTGCCACGAAAAATAATATTGCCATTGTTTTTGTCGTGGTTGTGTCCGTGAAAGCGTAAAATCCCCGCTCCCAGTTTAGTTGCGTCAAGCTCAAAGAGTGTTACCATGCCGTCCACTGAGAGTTTTTGAATATCGCTATTAAAACTCATCATGACACCCCATCAGTGCTGTCTTGGCTGTCATTAGGCTCAGCATTGGTAGATGTATCATCTGATGTGCTGTCTGACTGACTTACTTTGTCTGCCACTTCACACGCCACGCCAAATTCACCATTTTTATACACACAGGTAAAGGCGGTAACGGTTTTGTCATTGTTCCAGCCTTGCAGATTTTTAAGCTGACCTGTCGCCCATGCCAAGATTTCAGCACGAAAGGCAGTGGTGCGGTTGCGTTTTAAAATGCCGTTGTTTGGCTCATTATTGCCCACTTCAAATCCATCATCTTCGGGGTAGTACACGATTTCTACCGTGTTGGCTTTTTCGCCGTGGGTGTATTGCCATGTGTCCACTTGGCTGATAAAGGATTGCAGCGTGGTCGCCTCGAGGCGAGTTAGGGTGGTTAGATTTTGGGTCATGGTTTTGCTCCTAAAGAAAAGCCCCATCAATTAAGGGGCGGCGGCATGTTAACGAAATGAGTTTGAGTTTCGTTGACACAATGAAAGAATTTTTTTGGTAAAAAGTAAAAAATCATCAGTACAATAATGACTACTTTTTACCAGATTTTTTTAAAAAGTTTGTTCAAACTTGAGCGAGATTTGCCAAAAATTACCCTTACGTTGCGATACCTCATAATCTTGGCAAGTGTATTTTTTGGTGTTGCCATGTGGGTCAGTCCAAAGAAAAGGTTTTACTCCTGCGTGTTCATCAATAAAATTCATGATAGGCACGATAACGCTGGTATAATCGCCCGTTTTTGACCCCGCCCAGTCTTTGCGTTTGTTGTTAATACCAAAGCTGACACGCTGGGCGTAACCATCGCCAAATTGCGTTTTGGTTACGCTGTGTTTAACGCTGGCACTTGCTCCCATATTCATTTTCCAAGCAAAGGTTTTTAAATTATCTGCCATAGAGCATTCCCCCTTGTCGTCTTTCTTTTTGCAATTCAGCTTGGACGGCAAGTTTAATCGCATTGCCCAGATTTTTGCCCAAATCGTGCGAGCTTTGTACATCGCCACCATCGCTATTGACGGTTACATTCACATTGATGATTTGTCCACCGCCATTATTTTGCAGACGGTTTAGGGTGTTATCAAGATTTTGAGCGGTGTGCTTGGGCAGTACACGCTCGCCTTTTTCTAGATTCCATGTTCCGCTTTTTGGGACTGACATAATGCCGTCATGGGCTTGACCAACTACGGTATTTTTAATTGATTTTATGTTGGCAATAATCCCCATGCCCTGAGCCATTGCCTGAGCAATGAGGGGAACGTTCGCTGGAAAACCCTTTGCCATTGCCTGACTGACGTTTTGCCACAGGGCAAGACTGGCTTGGGTAATTGCCACGCCTTTTTGCATGGCAAACATGACTTGGTAGGCTCGGGATTGTTCGCCAAATGCAGCCTTGGAATTGTTTGCTAATGACCCTAGCATATCTTGAGCATACTGCATTCTAATAAGCCGTTTGGCTTTTTCTGCTTCTTCAACCGTCATCACTTCATTGTCTAGAAAACCCTCAATCATATCCAATCTTGCTTGGTGCTGGGTTTCTATACTATGCAACTCACCAACACCGCTCAGTTCGGCATAAAAGGCTGATTTTTCTTGGTTAGCTTTCTTGTGCAGCTCATTAATTTCGTACTCTTGTTTGGCAGCCAATGCGTCAGCCAGCTCTTGCTTTTGATTTGCGTCATATCGTGTGTCTCTAAAAATAGCAAGATGCTGGTTAGCATGTGAGTTTCTTAGGCGCTGTAGTTCAGTTAACTGATAATCATTGATGGCGGTTAATTCATTTTGGTAATCATCTTTAAGGTCTTGGATTGCCCTTAATTCCCTATTAGTAACAGCCTTAATCTTGGCAGTACGCAAGGCTTCGTCCATTTTGACAATCGCCATGATTTCCCTACGTTCCAAATCGGCTCTTGCCTTGATACGCTCTTCTTCGGTCTGATATTGCTCATTAACTTCTTGCCATGCCTTATCACGAGCCAAATGTAGGGCGGACAAAGCCAACATCTCTTTTTGGTTGATAGCTTGAATACTGGCGGTTCGTACATCTTCTGCCATACCCACAGTCAGCTCAACCGTTCTTCTTTCCAGCTTGGCAGTATTGATGATACGCTCTTCATCGGTTTGTTGGTGTTCGGTTACAGCATACATCTGTTTATCATGAGCCAAATCAATCAGATTAACTTTATTTTGATACTCAGCTTGTGCCAGTTGTAAATATTTAACCTCATCTTCTGGGCTAAATTTGGCATTTTTGATGTCTTGCTCTCGTGCCGCCAGCTCAGTTTGTGCCTTGGTTTTTTCATCAGCATAATGTTTTTGGATAGCCAGACGTGCATCAGCCTCTTTTTGGAGTTGTCTTGTGAGCTCTTCTTCTGCTTTTAAGCTGTCTTGCAACCATTGATTAACTGTCAAATCCTTGACTTCGTTGCCGCCATTGGTCGCAGCAATATAACGTTTGACTTTTTTAACATAGTCTTGGGTTTCCTTAAATGGCGGAATGCCATTGTATTTAGTAACGTTGCCAGGACCAGCGTTATAGGCAGCCAATGTCTTTTCAATATTACCCTGAAATTTATCATACAGCTCTCCAAGATATTTTGCTGCTGCTGGGGTAGCTTTGGACATATCATAGGATTCTTTTGGCTTCAATCCCAAATACTTAGCTGTATTTGGCATAATCTGAAAACCTCCTTGTGCCCCCACAGGACTTGTAGCGTTTGGGTCGCCAGCACTTTCTTTCATATGTACAGCAGTCATCATGCCTGATGGCAAGCCATACATCTTTTCGTACTTGGCAAATTCATATTTTTGCGCATTCGCCAGTACCTTTTGCCATGCTTTTTGTTCCGTTGCCAAGATGTAGCCTGTTTTTGCTTGCTTGGCAGAGCTTCTATCACCTGTGTACCCTTTAACAGATACATGAATATGTCCACCTGTTGAATGTTTAGAAGGCTTAACATATTCATTGAACACCTTAATACTGTAACCAAGCTGCTTTGCGGTGGCTTGTAGCTGCTGAGTAACCACCTGTGATTGCTTAGCTTTCTTAAGTACAATATCAAACGCCATGCCAGTATTGTGGTCGCTAACTCTACCTTTGTGATATCTGTCATTAAAAGCACTAAAATACTTTAAGTTATTACCAAGCAAATCCTGTGTAACTCGTGCAAATTCAGCCGTTGCTTGTCTGACTTGACCGCCTGCTGTTGCTTCTTTTGATTTAATCAGCAATCCTGATAGCTGTGCATTACTAACAAATGGATTGCTTTTCACGCTCGCCTTAGCTGATTTTTCCTGCTCTTTTTTGGCTTTCTCTTTTTCCTTAGCAGCTTCTTTGGCAGCTTCGCGAGCTTGGGCTTGTTCTGCACCTGTGATGCCAAGGTTTTTAATTGCTTCTTGTTCATTGGCGATGTTCATCACTTTGGCAACGGTGGCATTGGTTGCCCCTGTACCCAGCTTATCAAGACCATCCATAAAATTGGCGGCGGATTGTAAGCGTTTATCAATATTGCCCATCATATCATCAAAAACATGGGCAGCTGCGGTGTTTGCCTTACCCAGACTCATAATAAAAGAAAGCGGGTCTTTGGTGTCTAAAGCGCTAAAAAACGTCGCTACGCCTGCACTAAATCCACCAATCGCTTCACCAACCGCCTGAAAGACGGAGCCAACACCAACACCAACCTTGGCAAGAATTTTTAGACCACCAACAAATTTTTCTCCTGCCACTCTTGCGGTATCAGCTGCGGTGCTAGTGCCAACCAGTTTACCTGACATATCAGATAAGGCGGGGATAACTGCTTGGGTAAATTGGTTTTTTGCTCCTTGATAAGTTAATTCAAGAAGTTTGGTGCTAGCATTCAACTCTTGGGTGGCTTTGATGGTTTTTTCATCCATGACCGCCCCAGCATTTTTAGCAGCTTCTTCCCAGATTTTAAAGCCTTCTCCACCATTTTTTAGCAGTGGAATCAGCAAACTAGCTTCGTCAGCGATGGATTCCATGTAAAAGACCATTTCAGACTGACCAACATTTGCTTTTTCTAAGCCATTATAAATGGCCTGCAAGGCATCAGGACCTGACATTTCACGCAGTTTTTCGGTAGTAACACCCACCCTTGGGGCAATATTATCAAAAAAGTCTTTAAGCTCACCACCCTCAGTAGTCAAAAAATCGCCTACTTTATCTTGTGTATCTTTAAAAATATCACCCAGTTTGTCTTGCTCAACCCCCATCGCCTTGGCAGCAAAGGTGTATTTTTGAATTTCTGCCGCAGTGGTGTTGGCAAGCTGTGCTGTGCGACCCAACGCACTGACAAGCTCCATCTGGTCTTTGACAAGTACGCCCACAGTAGCGGACAACGCACCAACCGCCGCTGTCGCAACAGCAAAACCTTTGGCAAATTGCTGCTGCATATCTGCTGCCTGCTGTCTGATGTCACCAAAGGTATCATTGGCAGTATCACGAGCATTTGCCATGTTGGTTTCAAAATTGGCGGTATCTGCGGTTAATAGAATACTGGCTTGTCCGATTTGGGTTGCCATAATTTCTCCAATAAAAAAACCGCCGAAAGGCGGTTAATTAACTTAAATAATACTAATCTGACAAAGGTACCTCAATAAATTTTTCCTGATGATTTGACCATAAATAAACAGTGCACGCTGACTCAATATAACAAAGATATAATGTAGGCTTTGTGATTTTAAATTGGCGAATGTCTCCTTCTTCGCAATCGTAATACCCTTTTTGACACGCACTTTCCCAAACTTCATCAGATGGTTCAAGCAGCTCCAAGGCGAATGATTGTGCGTGCATTTCTTCATTCTCAAATAAAGTAAATTGTTTGGGATTACCAAAATTGCTCACAACCGCAACAACTTTTGTACCAACATCATTGTTTCTTCTTAATAAAATTCGTGCAATATCCTGCTGACCATCACCATCAAAATCTGCACTTATCTCATTTGGTGCATTATAAACAACCCAATCATTAACATTATCTTCTTCATTGGCGATTCGCCATTGATGACCGTAATCAATCAATAGGTTAGAAGCTGCTGAATAATTGGCGATGCTCAACATGGATAAAATCATAAGAATCTTTATCATCTTTAAAAGTTATCCTGTGCAAAATTCTGACAAACCGCGCCAACGATGGTAGCATTACCACCTGACGCTCCTGGTTCTACAAAAGTAACAGCCAAGGGGTGCATTTTCACTTCATCAATAACCTTCCCCTTGGTGTTGGTAAATATTGAATGTGATAAAGCAAACTTTTTCATAAAATCTCTTTAAAAATAAAGAGAATGTTACAAAAAAATCAACCCTTTGGCAAGCAATCACTATCACTTAGATACTCAAAATACTCTTTCATTGCCTGTGCCTGTGCTTGTAGCTTGGCTCTTTGAGCTTCCTCTTCTTCCTTCTCTATCTCTTCAAGCGGTCTAGGCTCGGGGTCAAACAAGATAAAATCATCAAGCGTGGCATCTTTACTGCCTGACTGCATATAAGCAAGCAGTGCCGTCTGCACATCACTGCGATAACCCCCGATAGGGTCTAGGCGGTCATAGGCCTGCCACTCTACCAGCTCCTCTTCTGACAGTTGGGCGGTGAGCTGCCCAACCGTCATACCCAAGTGTCCAGCCAATTTAAAGATAAAACGCCGACCTATGTCGGCTCTGAGTTTTTTTCAGCTTGCTCAACGCTTAGGGTTTTTTGAGTATTAAAAGCTGCCAATGCACTACCAACAATTCCATCGGGTAAAGTGGCAATTTTTTCAATATCTTCTTTCCCAAACAGCAAATTACCCTTATCATCACACATAATCATGGTAAATCCTGTTGCATTTGACAAGCCGTCTTGGGCTTTATTTACAGCATACATATAATTCTCACGTTCTGCCACAGTAAAACGCTTGATATACGCTTTCTCGCCTGTAATAGGGCAAGTGTACGGCTCTGGTTTTAGGCTCTTGATTGTGGCAAAAATTGCGGTTTTAAAACTCATGATATTCTCCTAGTTTAACCGCCAATAGCGGTGGGTTTGGTGGTCAAAGATAAAGAGCATTCGATGCGTAATTTTTTGCTCTTGTCGGGTTTGGGAGTCATGTCAGTGATACGCCCTTTAAATTGCTGACCAAGTGATGTCGCATTTTCAAATTTAAATTGCCACGTTAGCTCAGTATTATCATCGTACGCCTTTTTTAGAGCGTTATGGTCAGCATCACCTTCAACATGGGCATAAGTAAACTTAATCTCTGTTCCTTCATAGAAGTCTACAGGCTCTTCTACCTTAACATGACTGTTAGTGGGTGTTACATCATCAAGCGTTTTTTTACGTGGTGGGGGGTCGGCAGACTCCAGTTTGGGAATAGGCTTGTAGCTTGCCCCATCGGCGGAATAAAGAAGCTGATAAAAGCTATCAGCTGATAGATTGTCAGACATATAAGTCTCCTTGTATTTTAAAGGTTGATTAAAAATTGAAAATCCATGCTATATCTAGCACAGCTCGTATCAGGGTCAAACAGTCTTTGGCGGCTAGTAAACTGACAATGCTTAACACCACCAAGCATTGCCGTAATCACCTGATTGGACAGCTCACGGCAAGACAAACGACTACTGTGATAGACATCAACTTGCACTCGCACATATTCAGCTCCCAAAAACTCATCAAGTGCATTATCTGCCACCGCATCAATTTCACGATATACAATATAGGGTGGTTTAATCGTCTTACCTGATGGTTGTTCAGGTACAATATCTGGGTAGGCATGACCACCCACTAAGGGTGATAATACAGAGTATAACAGCGTGTAACTATCCGTCATCATCTACCTCATCTAATAATACTTGTTCTTTTTCAATATTTTTGGCAAGTTTTTTATAAAAACGGTCAAAAGCAATACCAATATTAGCGTCAAATGCTGGTCTAAAAAATGGTATGGCCACCATCTTAACTGTGCCATATTCAATAAATGGCCAATATTTGGGATAATACTTTTGGGTTTTACCTTTTCCCGCATGAATTGCCACTCCTGCACTGACTCTCAGTTTGGCAATTTCGCTTTTTTTAAGGCGGCGTCTTCTAACAGATTCTCTAATCAAGCCAGGTTGCACTTCCACATATGCACGGCCATAAAGCATTTTGTGGGTCTTTTCGGCAACTGTGGCCCGCTGCTTAACGTCTTTTACTATTGGAGTGAGAGCATAATTCAAAGCATTATAAATGGACTTTTTGGCAACTTTTTCGCTAAATTGTGCCAATGCCTCATCAAGCTCAGTCAGACCTTCGATTCGTACTTCTACACGATTGTCGTCACTCATTGGCAACGCTCTGCAACATCAAAGTGAGATATTCTCGCCCTGTTTTAGGGTCAGGAATTGGCTGGCCAACAATCGCAAAAACTTGGTCTTGATGGACAAGACACATACCGCTTGTTATATCTTTGGTATAACGTACAACACAACGGGCAGTAATTTGACTACCTGACGCCTGAGACACCAATACATCTTTGACAGACAAATAAGTAACATTTGCCCACAGTTTTTTAGTTTGTGTCCATTCGGTCAGCCGTTCACCACCTGTATTGACACTGGTCTGTTGTGTAAGTAGTGTGATACGATGACGCAAATCACCAGCTCTCATAATTTTCTCCTTCTCCTTAAAATGTTGGTGTACGGTATAGCGATAATACTTGACGAACGGGCGCAGGTAGGTAGTTACCAAATTCTGCCCCACGCTCGGCATTTCTGCTATCGTCTAAATAACCAACCATGAGCAATGTAGCAGTTTTTAGACTGGGTAACATTTCGTCTTTAATCTCATCTGTAATATAGTTTTTAATGGCGTTATTGGCGGTTTGTAGATAAATTGCTAAAATTGTGTCATTACTGTCATCATCATAACGCAAATGATGTTTGACTTCGTCCAAAGTTGCAAAAGTCATTTATTTTCCCCTTTATCTAAAATCGCTTGTATTCTAAGGCGTGGTTTAGCTTGCTTTTGCGGTGCACGCGTATTGCTTGACTTGCCAAAAGGGTCATCACTGTTATCACGCCGTGCCAGCGCTGACAGGCTATAATTTTGCTGTTGCATGAGCGGAGACTCTCCGCCAGCGACAGGCGGTAAACCTAATGTGGCACGAGCTTCATTTGGGCTAAAAATACCGCTCATCGTGCCTTCTTTTAAGTACATGATTTGGCTGGTTGAGTCCATACGGATAAGCGGGCTTAAATCCGCCTCACATTCCACGCCTGTTTCTAGGTCAAGATGTTCATCAAGCAGGTTTTCAATCGCCTCGATGTAATGCTGTAAGCAATCTGAGTAGTAGATTTCGTTCAAATCTGAGACTTTTTGTCCTGCCTTTGCCTCGCCCATACCCACCTTAAAGGCTGGCACATGGAACACTGAGCAGACAGTTTCACCGCTCATTTTAAGCTGTTCTAGGGCTTGACTGTCTGTCGCACTCATGGCAATTGGCTCATATTTTGCTCCACTACCAAGCACGGCAATGCCACCACGATTGACCCCAGAATAGGCTTTTTGCCAGTCGGATTTGACCTTGTTCGCCTTAGCTTGGTCGATGTCGGTAGGCACGGATAAAATCCCGCTAGGGCGAGAATTATTGCTAAACAAGGTCTTTGAGCCGTCTTGGATAGACAGCCCCAAACCCACGCTGATGCCACACGCCGTCAATGGTGACAAGCCGACAAGCGGATGATAGAAGCAGTTAAAGCGGTCGTGGATAATCTCGGATGCTGGCACGGTAGTCTCCGTCAAGCCGTACAGTTTATCGGTGCTGATCTGATAAAACACTTCGCCAGTGTCCGACACCAGCACCTTGACACGGTCAGGATTAAGCACCCAAAGCTGCCACACTTCGCCAAACAAATCTCGTTGTTTCAAAATATACGCATTGCCACGAAGTAACTTAGAGCTCACCCAGTTTTCTACAAATTGTTGCCAAGTTTGGTGCTTGTTCGGACGGCTTAAAATCGCTTGGCTGCGAGATTTAGCAGGCAAAAGCACGCCATCTTGTATTGATTTGGTGCGAATGCGGAGCTTGCCAATGTCGGTGGCAATCAGGCTTACACACGCAAACACGGCATGAAAATGGGTCAAATCGGTGCGTTTAAGTTCATTCCCATACTGCCAAGCACCCATGTAAGGTTCATGAACACCCATAATTGGCGACCATCCACCTTGATTTGATACGTCAATTAGTGATTTTTTGCGAAAATAGTCAAAAAAACCCATAACAATTACTCACTGCCAAAGTCGGCATCGTTATCAGTGGCAGTATTTTGGTTATCTGCTTTGGTCTTGCGTTTTTTAGACTCATAAATTTCAGCATAACCCAAAATTATCAAGACGTTGCCAACATTGTCATCAACGTTAGCAATGTCACCTGCCTTGCCAAGTGGTGCGTCTCTTAAGTATTTGATTTGCATAATTTGCCCTTCAAGCATACTTAATAGCAGCTGCTGCCATCGGACGGCGTTTTGCCCATGTGATAAAGCGTTCAGCACGAATAGCTTCTTTGTTTTCTTGGAACAAATGTACCAAAGTGCTATCAGGCATGGTGATGGTTGCTTCAGTACTATAAGATACTTCTACCTGACCTTCGTCTGCCAAATAAAATTCAGACGGTTTAATTAGCTCAACAATATTGGCAGCACTCTCAGACTCAATCACAGGTAAACCGTTGATGGTTTTTTCGCCTGTTGGTGCTTGCAGTCCTGTAAAGACAGGCGCGCCAAGAGGATTAACAAGCTCTGCCCATTCTGCCGCTCGTGTCTCGCTCATGATGTAGTATGCGCCTGACAAAGACAAATTAGCAGTCAAGAATGCTTTACGCAAGTTAAGCAAATCCGCCTTTATTTTCGCCTCATCATTGCCTGTTGCTGTAATGATGGTTGCTCCATTTAGTGAGCCAGCAGGGCGGGTGGCATCTTGCGCCTTATCATCAATAAAGGTCAAATCCAAAAGCAATCGATTGGACTCAATCAAATCATCCAAGATACGGCGGTCGCCATTAAATTTGTTAAAACGGCTAAGTTCATCCGTCAAAACAGCAATACCAGCAACTTTGTGGCGTTTTAACTCCACACTGTTAAAAGTGGCATTGGTAACAGGTTTCTGTTTGCCTTCGCCCACCCATGCTGATGTTGCTCCTGTTGCCATACCTGCGATGGTGGTGTTAAAGTCGCCCGCTCGCATATGTTTGGCAAGTTTATCAATGATGGTTTGGGCTCGTAAAAGCTCAATGAATTCACTAACAAGCGGACTGGTCGGTACAAGTACGCCCGAGTTACTGGTGTCCATTACCACTGCTGATTTTTCAAGTTCGGCAATGACGGTAGGGTGCATTCCTGCGGATTTAGCGATTTGGGCGGCACTCACAAAATCGCCTTTGCTTGCAAGTTTGCTAGATAAGGCTTTAGCACGAGCCATTTGTGCAAAGCCAATGCCCTTGGGCAAATTGGATTCTACTTTCACGCTTTTGGTCTCCTGTGGGATAGGCTCACCTTCGGCACTTGCAGCCGCTTGTTCTGGATTTTCACCGCCAATCTCAGTCGGATTTGGGGCGGTTTCCACTGATTTAATCAGTTTTTGTAACCGCTGAGCATTCTTTTCAAGGCGGTCAATCTCGCCTTCTAGTGCCGTGATGGTAGCTTCATCATCATCACTTGGCGTATGACCGCCAGCGACTGACTTGGTCATAATCTTGCCAATTTGCTTTTGTTTGGCTTCGATGGTGGCATTGATTTGTGCTAGTTGTTGCGCATAAGTCATAATAAAGTCACTCCATTTTTAGGTAAAATTAAAGCAACACCGCCATTGGACGAGTTGCTTTTTTGGGTGGTGGTTTGGGTTGATGGTGGCTGGATTGGGTTAATTGGTGGTTTTGAGGTGGGTTGCAGGTGTAAGCCAAATGCATCCTTAATTTGCTTAATGCTTGTAATTACGCTATCAGCATTGGCAGGAATTGTAACGATTGACAATTCCCACCATTCCCATTCTTTGATGTGTAAACCCCAAGAATTTTCAATATAGCTGTATTCCTTGATTTTAAAACCAACTGATAGCCCCTTAACCAGTCCGCTTTTGATAGATTGCCACGCTTCGTCAATGCGGTCCTTTAATTTGCCCACTTCGTCAATTTTGGCGATTTTGGCAGTGATTAAAATACCACCTGCGGTAACTTCCGCTTGGATGACCTCGCCAATGGGCTGGCTATGGTTGTGATGTGATAATAGGGGTATTGGCAAGATAAACTTTGCCCCCAATGGTTCTAAAATATCATCATCTCGATCAGTGCTTGGCGTGGTGGCAATGCCTGTGATGATACGTTCATCATCAGTATCTGTTACCGACTTGATTTGTAGGGTTGAGTAGGCTTTGGTCATTGTGTTTCTCAAATGTTGGACAATAAAAAACCGCTCATCATTAAGACAAGCGGTTATATAGTTTGGGATTATGACAAAATCATGCCCCAAACTGGTCTAATTTGTCAAGCGGTATTTAGCACTTAGGCGACTTTTGACAGACGCTCCACGTCTTGTACTTTTGGTGCGTCTTGCTCACGCAGTTTGTCGGTGATGGCATCCATATTTTGCAGGTCATCTTTGGCAAGCTCTATCACATCGGCAAGCAAACCGACAATCATCGCATTTTCGCCTGTTACGCTGTTTAGCAGATGACCGATCAGCCAATCCATCTTTTCTACACGCAAGGTGGCAAGGCTGATGACATCGTCCAGTTCAAGTAGTTCTTGTTTCATCTTACACCTCCTTTGCGTTGTCAAGGGTGGTTAGAAACGGCGGATTTTTGAGCATGGATGCCAGCCGTACCGATGACGCATAGTTGATGGCGGTCAAGGTTTCGTTGTCAATATAAGGCTCATTGATGATAAGCTGTGGAATGTCTTTGGTTCTGACAATCTGCTCATCAGGCTCTAACACTCGTGTCCATAATACGCCATCGTTATCGTATTTGCCGACATCAGCTCTGTGTATCGGTGGTAGTGGCAAAGGGGTTTGGGGATTAAACCCCCTACGCTGGGCGATGACTTGTAAGAGCAGCCCTTGTAGGTATTCGGTGGCTTGTCCGACTTGTTCAGTCGTCAATTCACAGGCTCTGTTAATGTTGAAGCGATGATGAACCAAATTCCACACTTCATCATAGCCCAGATAGCTTGCCACACGCACAAACCATTCGCAGGTCTTGACCAGTCCATTACGGTCTTTGACGGTGGAGAGGGTTTGGGGAGTGGGTAGTGAATAAGAGCCAGTTTTATGGATAGAGGGGAGGACTTCTGATGTTACCCATTTGCGGAATTTGTGCTGAACAGTGCCTTTTTCGGTGGCTTTGCGAGAACGCAAAATCAAAATGTATAAACCGCTCTCGTTGATGATGTTTACTGTTCGGCTTTGTTTCACGCCGTTTGAGCTGATGTCGGTTAAAGCTACATCAGCTTTTTCATCATCATCTAAGCGAGAAAGAGCATCACGAGCGTTTGCAATTCCTAGCACTTCACAAACATCGTTAGCCACAAACCAAGGTTCGCCTTGTTTTTCAACAACACGAATGGGTGAATTTTCAAAATTAAAGTTAATTAGGTTTGACATAGGTCGTTTCCTTGTTTGAGGTTAATAAACCTACCACCGAAAACGCCAAATAGGGTGGTAGGGGAACTTGCAGGATTGGCGTACCGTCAAACAAGGTAAACGGCGTGTCAAAGACACTCCCACAAGCCCCCTACCATAAAGATAAAGGGTGTGTGCAATAAAAAACACGCTGATTTTAGGCGTGTATTATCGCCTTGTTTGAATTCGGAACGCCAATTCCGCTACCTGATTTTGCAGGTATGGCGTTATTTTAGGGTATAACAATAAAAAAAGCAAGCAGTTTTTTGCTTGCTTGGTTAAATTTTTTCCAATAAAAAACCGCCCATTAAGGCGGCTTTTCTTGACGTAAAGCTTAATTGCTAGATGTAATTACTCTAAATATCGCAATTGGTGTTATGCCATAACATGAATTGGGTCGCCCCATTAATTTTTTAAGCTCTTGTGTCATAATTGACATGGCAACTCTCAATTCGTTTTGGTGTTGATGGTTGCTATAATCGTCATTGGGGGTAGCATCTAAAACACCTAACACATAATAATTGCCAGACAAAAAATCGCCATGTTTAAAATTAATTTCATAGGCACTACCGATAATTTCTTCACGATTTAAAGTCATCCATACTTCATCATTATCAAGTATCAATCTTGCTTCCAATGAGTAAGGAATATGCTTTAAAAATTCGGCAATATGCTTATTGCTTTTGATTTCTTGTTCATAAACCTGTTTGCGTTTTTTGGGGTTTGGCTCTGCTTGTGCTTTTTCTTCAGCAGCTTGCTTCAACATAATATCCGATATGTCTTTTAGTAAGCTAATATCTGAAATACCAAGCTTGCCTGACAGTAACACCAAACTACCCAAATTATTATTACTTAGCTTACGTTCAATAAATCCAAGCTCATCCAAACGATTGATAACATCGCTTGGCATAGATGGTATAGGGTCATATGAGCGTTCACCAGCGTTAGTTACCATGTCGGTGTGAGATAGTTTACCACCCGTCACTGTAGGCACTCCAATGCTTGCCTCTTTTAGCTGAGTCATGACAGTATTGTCTGACATTTTCAAGCCAGACAAAGCACCAAACCCTGTCAATTGGGCATAATAGGATTTAATGCGGTAGGTGTCCACATACAAAAAATCAAAGAGCGATTCGGTGTTTGGTAAGTTTTGTGCCATTTTCCAGTCTCTCTTTGGTTTTTTTATGCTCTTCATTAAACCGCTTAGCATCTGCTTGTAAGTTATTTGCAAAGTCCGCAAATAACTTCGTAAGCTTGTATGCTTGGGCTTTCTCAGTGTTTTGAGTAGTGCGATTTCTCATAATCGCTCCTCTTATTTTTTGATAAAAAAATAGATTTGTATAATTGTATAGTTTAATACGCCTTTTAACAAGCTATTTTTGTCTTGACACCTAAAAATAAACCCTCACATCATCAGCCGACTTTGGTGGTGCAGGGTTTTGGCTCATGAGTGCCACAGCGTTGAGCATTGCAATCACTGGGTCAATCTTACCGTTACCGCTCTCGGATTTGCTCATCGCAACCCCTGAGCCTGACAATTTCACTCGGGCATTGCCCACGCACCAAGCCATCAGCGGTTGGTTGGCGTGAAATAGGTCGCCACTGGCAATTTTGCGTTCACACACTTTTTGATAACCGCCCAATTTCCAGCCTTGCGACACACCTGTGATGCGGTCTTTGGGAATGCCGATGCTTTCCAATGCAATCACAATATCATCCGCCCCAGCAGGGTCAAGCCCAATGCGGTCAAGTTTGCCACTGTCATAAATCTTTTTGGCAATATCGGCAAATTCTGCGACATCATCACCCACATTTTGCACAATCACCAAATCGCCATCTGCCTCGAAGTCTCTGTAGCGTGGTTCATCCTGTTTTCTACGCTCCAACGCAATCGGATGACACCACGCCTTAACCCATACCCACCACTGTTTGACTTCGTGGCGGATACCCCCGTCATCGGTGTAAATGTATTTTGGCGTGGGCAGCCGTCCAACAACTGCACAGCCCAAAAGGTCATCAAGACCGCCACCGTCTCCGCCCATGGTGATGACTTCCGATTTTTCAATGAGTTCGTCAAGGGTAAAATGTTGTCCTGCTTGCTCCCAAAACTCCGCGCCCGCCCAGCGATTCGCCCGCAAAGATATGCCAATTTCAACATTTAAATGCTTGGCAAGGGCGGTTTGCAGGGTGCTTTTGTCGTGGCTTTCTTTAGCTCGGTTAATCGTATCAAGCAGGTATTCCATATCCACCGATGCCCCAAGGTTGGGGTTGGTAATGTACCAGTTTTCGGGTTTGATATAGTCGCCACTTTCAATGTAACTTTGCGGAAACTCATAAAGCACGGGCAAAAAGCGTGGGTCATCAATTAAGCCATCACGCACACCACGTGCATAGTCCAGCTTTTCTTTAAACACCCCGGCAGGCGGTTCATCGCTCATGGTGGACAGGTAAATGACAAAGCCTTCAGGGCGGCTGGCCAAACCGCCTTTGGCTTCTTGGAGCATAGATGACGCACCAGCTCGCTTGCCGAACACCCACAGCTCATCAATCAGCACATAAGTGGCTTTCACACCTGCTAAGCTATCAGACTCTGCCGCGATGACTTTTAAGGTTGCCTGCGTGGCGCGGTGTGTGATGGTTTTGGTATGCGCCGACACATTAAAAAGGGCGGACAATTCTTTGTCCACCCTTATCATGTCTCGCATGGGGTCAAAGGAGTTGTTGGCGACTTCCTTTGTGGGGGCAACAATCACAAGCTCGCATGACCGACGCTCGTTTAATATTAGGGCGGTCAGCATAATGCCAGCCGCAAGCGTGGATTTTGTATTTTTCTTACTAATCAGCAGAAAAAATTCCTTAATCAAGCGTTTTTTGGCAGCAGGGTCATACGCCCCAAAGATGACCGAGACAAACTCAAATACCCATTCTTTGGTAACCTCGCCAATCTTAGGGCAGCCAAGCACATCAACAAGCGTTAATTCTTTAAACACTCGCAGCGCGATTTTACTTGGCATGGTAAAAAGCGGCTGGCAAGGGATAAGCGACTCGCCTTTGACAATGCGTTCTTCCCAGTCAGGTAGGGCGGTTGTCCATATGATAGTCATTTATTTTATTCATTTCCCATAAATAGGATGTGGGCGGCAATTTTTATTATTTTCATCGCAAATAATAGTAGGTTTTTGTTCGGGTTCTGGCATGGTTGCCAACATGTAGATGAGTGTTGCAACAAGCACAACAGCAAACCCTAAAAATGCCGCACCTGTATTTTTAAGTTTCATCTTCCACCAAAACCACAAAACCAATCCACCCGTGATTGCAGGATTGATAAAGCGGTTATGGGGGTGGTAACGCCCATTCCCTAATTGATTTAGCTCATTAGTAAAAAAGAGCAATACCGTTACCTGTGCCACCCAAACCAAAATTAATAAAAAAATAAAGGTTAAAGCAAATTTTTGTCTTGGCATACAATAAACCTCCTTAATCAAGTCATCGTATGCCAGATTTATCAAACAGTCAATAACCCATCAAAGCCAGTTGCAAAGGTGAACGCCAGTATAATTTTGTGGTATTAATACACATGAGCATACGTCGGTCTTTGCTGTTATAATCTAAATACACTTCATAAAAATCATAAAAAGCACCAAATAAATTATAATAGTTATAACCTTTTTGAAACAAATCGGCGTAACTTGGAATTTCACCTTCAAATCCGCCCTCTTTCAAAACTTTCGCCATGTTAATCAAGGTGTTACTACCATCTCCATTTTGCGTATATTCCAGCCACGACTTTGAGCCAACTAAAAGCTCAATTTCTGGTGGATATTTGCTTTTGATGTAAATTGCTAACGCCTGAAAAATTAAGGCAATTGGTTTAACTTTATTATGACATTTCATAATTTGGTCAAGCATCACATCTACAATCTTAATCACTTCTTTACTAACATCTTTTGGTGTAAATACAATAGCATCACCATACAAAGATTTAATGATATGATAATAACATTCTTGGATAGTTTTTGGTTTACTCATAAGTTACTCCATAAAAAACCGCCAATCCTAAGACTGACGGCAACAACAAACCCGCCAAACGGCAGGCTTAACTGATTGTTAAGTTTTAAGATTTAAATTCACTGACAAACATATCTGTCTGATTAGAAAACGTTGAAAAGCGTCCACTTTCGGACTTCTCATGAGCCATGTCGATGGCGTCTTCTTTTTTGCCTGTCTGAGCCAGCTTCTGCTCGGTGTAAGGCAGTAATGCAATCGCAGCGTTAATGCGTTCTTTGGGCGTGTACAGCCCTTCAGCATTATTAAACACCGCCGTCAGAAATTCCAAAGGCGACTGTTTGGCGGTCGGTGCTTGTCGCATTTGAGCCGTCTTAATCGTTGTGGCTGGTGCATTCGGATAAGTGATGTCGGTCGTGGCGGTGGTGTTGTCGGTTGGCGTGGTCAGTTTGGTATTGACCGTCCGCACCTGATTGATGAATGCTTGCACATTCTCACGCTTTGCCATGTTTGCGACAAATTTACGAGCCGCTTCATGATTTTTACAGCCAGCTTCAAGAGCTGCCGTGTGCAAGTCCATACCACTCGCCACAAGACGAGCGTATCGTTCCTGTTTTGCAGTGATAGCCATTTTTTTTAACCTTTCTATATTCTTTCTATTGTAATTTTATGTAATTTTTGTTGCTGTGTTTGTCAGCGGAGAAACGGAGATTTTCTCCCAAATCAAATTTTTTTTATAAGCGAGAGCCTACTTGGTGTCCGTGCTGTGAGCGTTAAAATTGTTTGATGCCCCCCGCCTGACTTTCGCTTTGGGTTTTTGTTTTGTGGCAGGTATGGCAAAGGATTTGCAGGTTGGATTTATCGTCTGTGCCACCTTGTGCCACATTGACGATGTGATCTAGCTCCAAGCGACCGCCGACTCGTCCGCAACATTGGCAGGTGTAGTTATCACGAGCCAAAATCTCATCACGAAGTTTTCGCCAAGCTCTGCCGCCACGACCTTGACCCCAGTTCTTCTTTGGGGTGTGGGCGGTGGTGGGTTTTAGTCGGGGTTGTAAGGTTGATAACTTCATGATGAGTGCGAATAAAAAAACCTTATGCCACAAGCAAACTGGCATAAGGTAAGGCAACTGGAAAAATAAAAGCCCTTGCAAGCGAACACCTGCAAAAGCCTTTGGGTTGTTTGATTATGATGATGTCCGTTATCTATACCAAACGGCTATCATAGCAAGATGATAGCTTAAACTGGTCTAATTTGTCAATAGCCCATGCTAAAATTTTTGCCGAGCTGTCCTTTGACTTTGGCAGCGACGACTTTGGCAATGCCTGTGATGTGGCTGATGATGTTATCAACGGCGGTGTTCATGCCATGCGTTCGCCAAGTCTGACGGCTAATCCTCGCGGTGATGGCTCGCTCTCGTTCGCTAAATGCAAAGCGTTTGCCGATGGGCGTGGGGTAGCTGATTTCGGCCAGGGCGGCACAGATGATATTAGCGCGATACTTGGCATCAATACCTGCGAAATATTCGGCAAACTCAGTGGCAAGCGTGGCGGTCAGGTAGGCACGAGAGGCCTTATCATGATAAAAATAATAACGATAACAAGCATCAGCAAAACGACTAACACTTGCAAAAGATTCGGCGGCGGCAATGAGCTGGGCTTTTGGAATTTTGTTTTTCATGCTGTGGGTCCTGAAGTTTTGAATATTATGAAAATATGTGCAGGGTTTTGTCAAATTTTTCAACTATGCACAAAACCATGCACAGTGTTTGGCTTTATAACCTATTGGTTTTAATAAACATTTAAAAAAGTGTGCAGGGTGTGCAGGGTGTGCAGGGTTTGTTTTAGTTTTTGAGAAACTTTTTTTTAAATAAAAAAATCCCTATAAGGGGTAGATAAAAAATTAGCCTGCACAGTGAACAAGGCAGGCTAAATGTTAGGTGTGGCAAGGCTTACAAGGGTGTGCAGGGTTTGCACAAACCCTGCACAAACCCTGCACACTATGCACACAATTAAATAAATGGATTGGAGTTTTCGTAAGATGAACGGCCGTTATCCGTTTTTAGGGGTGGGTGATCTTTTTGAGCTTGGATTATAGCACTTTTAAACCTTAGAATGCAAAGCCCAAATGTATGACATGTAGGTTTATTGGTTTCTAGATTGATGATAAATGCCATTGCCTGACCAGATTTTGTCTGAGAGCTATCACCAAATTGTACATCATATTGATAGCGTATTCGTTCTTTTCGTTCGCGCACGCCGATATAGGTCAGCAGTTTAGTACTGCTTGTTGCTCGCTCGCCATGACGTTTGCACCAAAATACATAGTAATCGTATAAATCTGTGGTTAGGCAGGTAGCGTAGGGGGCATCCAGTTCATTATCTTTCCAGAAATTATAAAAACGCTCCCAGCTCGCCATGCTGATTTTGGTTAGGCGTGCTTTGGCATTGGTGTCAATGGCGGTGCTATGGGCATCTTGTGTACCAGTATTTTTGAGCAATAGATAAGTGTAAAATGCTCGTATCATTTGCTGGCTAGGGTCAATAATAGCCCTGCTAATAGAATTGCGGATATCTTCCGGGATGATTGCAGTCGGGTATAGCACTACATGACGCCGGTCATTCTCGTCAAGTGATAAAGGCTGCATATCATTTGACAAAAAGACAGTATTGACGAAGTTGTCTTGAGTCCAGCCACTCATAAATTTCTTGTTGATATAGACGGTATCGCCTGTGATTAACTGTTTAATCATACCCATGTGGCTGTAGCGGTCTTTGCCCTGAAAAATCTCTTCGAACACTGTGAATAGTTTGCCCTCTACCCAATCGTTGTATTGGCTCTCTAACTGTCCTTGACCAAGTGTTAAAAGATATGAGCCGTAAATTTGACGCATAATGCGGTCAAAAAACAGTGATTTGCCCGCTCCTTGGATATGCCCATGTACGATGAGTGCTGTGTCCATTTTTGTACCGAGATTTTGCAAGGGTATTGCAAGCCAATTTAAAACCCAGTTAAGAGCATGGGCATCATCGCCACAAAGATGGCGTAATAGTTGGATGATAGGCGAACACATACCCTGCATCAAATTTTCACCAAATAAATCAGCATTAACACCAATCTCTTCAGCGGTATATGGCTTTATATCAAATGGATTGAATGTATTGATGTAATTTTCTCCACTTTTTGGGCGTTTTTTATCTGTTGGGTCAAACCAAATGTTGTCCGCTTCTACTTTTTGGCGGTTTTTGGATTTATTCCATGTGTCAAATTCATTGGGAAATTCCAGACGTAAAGTGTCAATCGGCTGTCTTTTGCCTGTTTTAAAATTAAACACTTCTTTTGTGCCTTGGATATACCAGTATTGCTTAAAAATACTGCCATAGGCTTGGGTAAATTGTTCGGCGGTGTTATCTTGTACTTCACGGCGGTCGATGGTCTTTTGTTTACCACCGAACAGCCACGCATTAGCGAGTTCTTTGCCGACAAGCCCCATAAAATGCGTTTTGGTCATCTCAGTGCGATTCGCCAAATCGTAAATTTTGTTAGTAATTTTGCCAATATCTTTGATTTGGGCAAAATTATCATTAAGATAGTCTAGGGTATAACCGCCGTTTGTGTTTGTGATGACTTTAGGGCGTGGACGGTTTAGGGCGTGATTAATCTGGGCTTTGACAACATCAATGCTAAAATGGACATGTAAGTCATTATAATCGGTTAACTCGCCAGTTGTTGTGCGCTTATCATCACCAAAATCAGGGCTGATAACTTCGCCTTTTGCAATGATAGCGGCTTCTTTGGCAGCTTGTATCCCCGTGTTTTTACCTGTTTTTTGCTCGGTTGCTTTGTCATCATCAGCACAAAAAATCAAGCGATGTTGTGGATACAGAGTGCGGATAATGGATGCACATTTGACCATATTGCCAGCATCAAATGTAATGATTGTAGCGTGATGACTGCCCACGCTCTCAAAGATACTTGCTGATGTTGCGTAGCCTTCAGCGATAAAAATCACATCTGAGCGGGCGGTGTCACCAAGTGTATAAAATGCACCACCAACCAGTCCGTTTTTGACAAACAGCTTTTTGCCATCTGCGCTGATGGATTGTAGATTGCAGAGTGTGATGTTGCCAGTTTTGGTATTGTGATAATAAAGCGGTATGAGTAGATTGCCTTCATCGTCTACTCTTAGACCGTGCGACTGTATACCTTTTTTGGCTAAATAGGGGTGGCCGGTGGCAGGAGTGGCACTGCCAAATTGCTCTTGGGCCATCTTGGCAGTGGCAAGTTGAGCTTGTTTTTTAGCTTGTTTTTCTGCAGATTCACGCTCAGCTTGTGCTTTTGCCCACGCTTTTTTGTCAGCCTCACTAATTTGTTTGCCACCATCAATGCCTAAAATATCAGCAATAAGGGCGTGGGTGTCATAAGCGTCTTTGCGTGTGTAATCACGCACGAGCGTATAGCCCGTGCCAGCACCGCATTGGTTACAAATCCAGCTGCCCGTACCGTTTTTGTCATCGCAGCGAAAACGGTCTGTACCGCCACACAAAGGGCAAGATTGGTGTTTCTTGCCATTGCCTTTTAGCTTGATACCAACAGCGGGGAATATGCGGTTAAGGTATGTACCAATGGCTTGATTTTGGATATGCTCAAAATTGAGCGGTGGGCGTTTTTCATTCATGACCAAACTCCAATGCTAAACGCTCCAAAGCACAAAATACCTTATCATCAGCAAGCAGTGAAAATCCATCTGCTGTATCGTCCATCTCCTTGATGGCTTCCCATACAGCACCGTGGTCGCCTAGGCAAATACGCTTGATAAGTGTTTTTTCGGTGGATTTGCGAAAATCGGCATAAGGACGCAAAATACGGCTAATGCGTGATAATTCACCCTGTACTGTCCATATATCGCTATAACGGATATTATGAATGCTTGACACATCGCACACCGTACGCAGTCTTGCCCAAATCGCAAGCTCAGTCGCCTTTGGGTGTGCCATCAGTGCCGATAAATCACGCACCGCCGTTTGCAAAATAGCAAAATCCGTCTTGGACAATGTTGGTGTGGTAGGGTAAACAGATACAGGGGCGATGACGACTTGACGGGCGATACGTTCACACTCAATAAAATAACGGCGTGCCTGTTTGCCCTGCTCATTACGCTCTACCATAGAGAGTTCTTTTGCCATGTCTAGGGTGATGTAATACTCTTTTCGGGTAGCATAACCGCCATTTGCAGTTCCATATTTTTGTGGAGCTGTAATAAAATCTTGATTTTCCACAAAATCGTAATCGGCAATGCGATTTTTTATCCATGTAGAAAAATCTTGACGGCTTTTTAAAAATGCGTGTAACTCACGAGCATTGACCACTTGGATAAGTGTGTCGTGGGGTTGAATTTGGGGTAAGTTTGTCATATAATGGTCTCGCTTGTTGTACAGTTTAAGCATTCTAGTCCCTAGTTGTCGCTAGGGGCTTTTAATTTACCTATTGGTTGTTGGTTCGTGAAAGCAAGTCATTGACTAGCAACACTCCTTCACTAGCTTGGCTAAGTTTTTCTGTATAATTGGTTTCACCTGTGTATTCGGTGCGTGGAAAACAGCCGTTTCTCTCCCACTTTCTGACCGCCATATAAGACACACCCGTGATTTTGGCAACTTCTGTTCGTCCGCCAAAATGAGTAACGGCTTTTAGCACTGGATTATCATTCATACTCAATCATCTCCAAAAGAAAATATTACATATTAAACCATAGGTTTAATAAAAAGTAAAGTTAGATTTAAACTTAAAGTTTATTTTAATTTTGAATGAAATGCCTTAGAATTTATACCAAAGGTATAAAAAGAGAAGGTTGTCCATAATGTCAGACTTTGCAGAAAGACTACAACTTGCCATTAAACAGGCAGGTTTAAACCCATCAAAGGTAGCGGAAGCCGTTAATGTAACCGCACAAGCTACACAAAAGTGGAAAAAGGGGCAAATTAGTGTGGACACGCTAACTAATGTTATTAAAGAAATTGGCGTTGATGCTAACTGGTTGTTATTGGGGGAGCAAGCCAACCAAAACCAAGTTAATAACCAACTCGGCTATATTGGCGGTTCAGTCAATCAATCAGTGGTAAACAATTACGCCAGTCAGCTGACTGGGGATGATGATTGGCTAACGATTATAAACAACGATATGTTTCCTGCGTTCGCCATTGGCGACTGTGTGCGAATAGATGCCAAACAAGAGGCACAGGCGGGCAATTATGTGTATGTGGACTGTGAGGGCAAAAAGATGCTACGCAAATACCGCCCAAAAGGATTTGACGAACATGGCACGCCCTATACGCACCTTGTGGCGGAGAATGAGGACTACCCTGTGATAGACAGCCGTCATCAAGCCTTTACCGTGCTTGGCGTGGCGGTGGAATATAAGAGAAAATTAGTGTAGGGGCAGTTGGTGCGAACACTTTGGCAAAAAATTAAGCACGAATTTACCAAAACCTTTATCCGTGGTAATGAAGTGCCGTTTGGTAATGGTTTTATTCCTGGGCGCTTTCACGAACAAAGCAGGGTTGAAAAATGGCTAGTATGGGTCAAAGCCAATGCAGCTGTGTTTGCGGTCATTATTGGCTTTGTTTCCCTGCTGGTCTCTTTGTTTAAATAAATTAAAGATACTTATCCAAATTGATAAGCGTTGCTTCGCCTTTATTTACGATGGCGATATACCGCTCAATGTCCGCAACATTAACCTCATCAGTTCGTTCAATTTTCATCAGCGTGCGGTTTACCGCATCCTGGACGAGCGCATCCACCGTGCCAATCTCCACAAATTTCTTGGCTTTGGCGGTTTTGTAGCCCCAGCCATAAGCAATACATACCAAAACAAATACACCTGTCAAAGCAAGAGTCAGTGATAAAATCATGTCAAACATTTGAGTTCTCCAAAAATACACACTTTGTTACAATCTAACCAACCGTCCGTCAGGGCGGTTTTTTGTTACTTGCGTAAATTATAGCACAGGTTTAATAAAATTTTAAACTTAAAGTTTAAATTTTGCTTGCACAAAATTAAACTTATGGTATAATTTTTTCACATTTCATAACAACTTAGTTAATTATTTATGGCTACCCACAAACTCCGCCGTGAACTGGCAACACCCAAACTGACCGCCACCGTGGGCGAATTTATCCTAAAAACAGCGATGTATGGTCTTTTTGCCTTACTGTCATTGCATGGGTGCGATATTGCCCTAGAAAAGCAGGCGGAAGTCGATTATCAAGAGTGCCTATCATGGCAAGCTGATGGTTATCCAGTTAAATGTGATGCGGAGGAGTATAGATGAATAAAGCATCCAAAAGTGACAATGGAGCAAATCTTATCATTGACGCACTCTTAATGCGTATGGCAGCAAAAGATAGATTTAGTGATGATGACATCATTATTAAAAACAACAAACTTTTGCCCTTTGATGTGGTGATTGATAAAGATGGCAAATTTGGCGTGGTTGTTGAGTATCAAAAAACTGTTGGTTTTTGGCGGTGTCAAATTATTGGTCAATGCAAGTATAAACTTGACACAACACACACTTACAACATACGTACAATCAATGAGCTTGAAGCAATAGATGCAAGATTGGCACTGGGTAAATTTTGGGGATTGTGATGCAAACTGCAAAAATCCGCCGTGAGCTTGCGAAAATCGGCTTTAGCACTGCTCATGCAAAGATTTACAAGACAAATACCATCGCTCATCTTTTGTCTTATGAGCGGAGCGTGGCAAGTAGTGGCGAGATTGATTTATCGGCTTTATTTGTTGTTTACAATTATTTGTCTTGGCTGTCAGCACATGTGCAAGAAATTGATGATAAGCAAGTACTACCATCACAAAGATTGTTTTTAGCTCAAGCTTTGTCATTTATTTTTAATACTTATGAACAGCAAAAGCAGGTGTGATAACACTACCAAGGAGAAAAAAGATGGCAACTATTGAAACAGAAATCGATATCAATGATTTAAACCAATCTAATAAACGAGGTCGTGAGCTGCTGAAATATGCTTATGATGTGCTACGGTATGATGGTATTAAACTGTTACATACTGCGATATATGCTGGTGTAAGCCATGTTGATCATATTCGTTGTGCTAGTATGTTAGGATTTAAGCCGGCCACCGTGAGAAACTGGCATAGTCAGTCAAGCGGTCCAATACAATCAAAAATGATAAATGGCAAACCTTTTTGGTCAGTTAAAGATATTAGACAATTGCTAGGTGAATAAAAATCAGCCCAAGTTGATGCTTGGGCTTTTTTATTTTGCTGAAAAGTAGTTATTATTTGGTTATTATTTTATTTTGGTTATTATTTATTGTAACAAAAAAGACTTACAGAATTCTGTAAGTCTTTGATTTTGTTATA